ATTTTGGCTCACGCCGACCTGGGCGTGGGGGGCAGAACGGAATCTCGGGGTCGGTCGACCGGGCGGTTGGGGAAACCTGACTGGGCTATAGACCAAGCGCGCAGCTATGACTTCAATGTTGTACGCTGCAAATTGCGATTTCACAACCGACGATGTTGAGGAGTGGATGTGGGAACGGGCAGCTACTCGGGCTGGTTACTACCGCGTCGAAATTCCTCTCATCCGTCGCAAGAAGGACAACTTCTACAGCGGCGAAGAACAAGAATGGAAAGAAGAAGAAGATGAGATCGTGATCAAGAGAAGCGTAAACCTAACACAGAAGGAATACTCACTTCTCGACAAGGTTGTTTCCAACCAGATCTTTGCTGAGTCCAAGATGAAGGTCTTTAGGGCTGTGGTGTATCAACGCAACTTGCAATTGTGGGACGACGGCACTGAGGATGCTGTCGCGATGCGTGTGTTGGCACCATGGGCAATGGCTTACTACAAGTGCCAGCCCCACAAGTTCTGGATGAACCGCTTTCTGAAGAATACTGCGCTCATGTGGAGAATCTTCAAGTGGTTAGGGCATTTCATTGCATGGAAGATCCGTGACTTCGGGAAAAGGATGTTACTCGGGTGGTTGATCAACGCACCTCGGGAACCACCTCCGAAGTTAAAGTGGACGTATGCCCCGGAGTATTTTCGTGCGAAACTACTCCGTATTGGAACGACCGATGAGGCTCAGGACCAATCACCTGGGCCGGAGGCGAAAGCTTCGGTACCGTCATCATGTGATGCGGATGACGGCGCGCAAGACAAGAGTCCAAAGAACAAGCTGGGCTATCAGAAAGCAGGTGCATCGTATGTCAATGAGCACCCCGGTGGCGGGAACGATGATCAGGATTCCGAAATCAGAGCCACCGTCGAAGGACGCATAATCCGTAAGGACTGTGGTGTTGGGGTCGTGGGACAATCAACAGACGACACGGGACGCAAACAGGTGTGCGGTGTGTTGTCACAGCCCATCTCAGTTGAACCCAACGTTTACGCACAAGAGCTCCGGAACGCCATCAAGGCGATTGAAGAGCGGATCAACAAGAAGCAGCGTCCTTACGCAGGAAGTGCAGCTGATGAGCTGAAGATCAAGCGCATGGTTTACCAGTCGATCCATGGCAAGCGCAATTCGCCCTTCTCAGCAAAGAAGGTGTTAGATCTGATCCACACATTGGTCTACGAGGAGATCAAGTCCAACAAATGGACCGATGCACGTGTGGCAGATGCAATTGAGAATTTGTGTCGCGAGATTGATCCTCAGTTCAAATTGAAGGCAGCAGTAAAACTTGAGCCAATGCCCGAAGAGAAGGCCCCTCGGTTATTGATAGCAGACGAGGATCGGGGCCAAGTGATGGCACTCATGACGATTTACTGCATTGAGACCCTCATAAAGAAGCACTTCCCTGAGAAGGGGATCAAGGGCCTTCCGAAGAAGGACGCCATCAAGCGAGTGATGAAAGCTTGCAAGGTGCCTCGGAAGGTCGCCAAGAAAATGGTAACCATTTTCGAGGGGGATGGGAGCGCGTGGGACACGACTTGCAGTGCAAGCATCCGCGAGCTGGTGGAGAACCCGGTCATCAACCATGTCGCCAATTTGGTGAACGGGTTCATGTACGCCACACCCTCAACATGGGCGGAAGCCCATGCCTCCACTTGCGCACAGGAGAAGTTGGACATCTCCTACACGAAGAACAAGGAGTTCCAGAGGGAGACCATCAATGCAATCAGGAGGAGTGGCCATCGCGGCACCTCCTGTTTAAATTGGTGGATGAACTTCGTGTGCTGGCACTGCGCAATTTTCGAAGATCCCGAGTTATTCCTCGATCCGACCCATCGCTACGGGAAGGATGTCACAGGAGTGAATCGGTGGATGAATAGTGCATTTGAAGGTGACGACTCTTTCCTGGTCACTTCTCCCCAGATTGAGCCGGGCAAGTCGCTCCACGTGAACATCCTGCAGTTCTGGGAGCGGATCGGCTTCAACATGAAGATTGAGATCAGGAAGGAGAGAGCGCTGTTCGTCGGTTACTACATCGGCCTTGATGACTCTGGACCACTCTTTGATGAGAAGAAAGATGAGTGGATGATGGTGCCTGAGATCGACAGGTGCTTTTCCAGGGCAGGCACGAGCTGTTCCCCATCAATGATTGATGCGTTCAACGCGAACGACCGTGGCAAGTGCGTGAGGTTGGCAGGGTCGGCAGCAATGTCGAGGGCGTTTGAGTTTGCAGGACTCGCGCCTACCATTTCCAACAAGTTCTTGCAGTATGCGGTCGACTGCGATTTCGAGATCACTCATGACCTGAAGATGCGTACGAATCAGGAATTTGATGACAAGAGTGAACTCGTTGAACACATCCGTGCTCTTAACGCCATGTGCCAAAGCGAAGACAAGATCCTGACATCGACTGGTTTCTGGAGCAGTGACCAGGAGAAGAATCGCTTTGTGGACTTCACATGGGACTACGACCAGCTTGTTGATTGGGAAGGCTTTCGGAACAGCCTTCCACAGTCATGGCGCCAGTAGGCGCCACTTGCGCGATACGAGCTAAACAGGTTTCACACCGATGCTGTACTGACTAATTCAGGCATTTTGCCTGGTTTTGTCCCAGGGCCACAGGAGGAAATGCCTGTGGTGAGAGAGGGAAGACGACAATGCATCATACCAGGGTTTGCCCCCCCTCTGCCGGAGTCGTCCGGGTGTAGGTAGAGTCCACCCGTTGACCGAGGCTTATTCTTCAACACTCATCGTGCCCGCGGTGAGTGGCGAGCCTGCTGACGCGGTAATCCGGAGCGTCTGAGGTGAAGGCCGTGCGAGAGGGGGATTTAGTCACCTCCTTGGTTTGGCCACCTTAACTCGTACTGAACGGGGTCTAGGCTCTTTGGCACGCCGTTTGCGTGGCAACACTGGCTACCAACCAGCGATGGGTGGATAGTTGGAAACCCCGAATGGAATGGCTGCGATGCGACCTGGCGCGAAGGTGGGAGTCAATGTTCAAGGAACGCTTTCGACTTCATAGTCACACCACTATCAATCCAGGGCCATGTTGTTGATGCCATCAGTAATTCCTCAGTGAACCTCTCATGTTGAGTCGGGGCCGACGGCCAGGCGAGGTGCCAGCAGTGAGTACACTGCCCGATGCAGGGTGATTCCATTTCATATCATGTTCACTGCCTCCCTATGCTTGAGGGGGAGGGTCAAGGGGGAGTTTGATCAGCTCCGGGACTATTCTGAATGGTTAGACATGGTTGACTGTGGGTAACCAATCCCACGTGGGCTTTGTTTCACGACATGGGTCCGTTTGGCCCATGTGACCTGGTAGTTTCTACCGCGGGAGGCCACAATTTCTTCATTTTACAGAACTGACAGCTATTTTCAACATGGCTGGGAGGAAAGGCAGGAGGAACGGAAACGTCCCTGCTCGGAACGGGAACGGGAACGGAAAAGGGCGGAGGCGCAGACAACCGAGGAGACGGATGGTTGGTGGAATGCGCACACGCGGAGACCTTGTGCTCGCACAAGGAGTGGGCGCGACGACTGCTCATGCCTTTGAAGGTTCAGGCAGGAGTGCGAACAATTCGGCTGGGTGCAATACCTTGGCAGTGTGGGACGCGAAGTTACCTCATCACTTGCCGCTGCCTCGTGCAGTTGGGCCCTACACAACTATTCGCACAACCAGGCGCTTCTCTGACACCACAGAGTGTTTGATGTTTGGAGCCTTCTATTCTGACTACCATCAGCAATGGACGAACATTGCGGCCATGTCGTGTGGCAATGGTCAGCAGGGCAATCCCATCAATCAGTCGAATGCGTCTTTTACACACATCTACCCAATGTCTGGACTGGGTAGTGCCTGCACTGTGTGCCCCGCGGCATGCACGTTGCAGATAATGAATCCCAATCCTTTGCAAACGACTTCTGGGATCATTTACGGGGGAGTGTCAAACACGCAGTTGGCGTTCAGTGGAGACACGACAACTTGGCAGGAACGGTACGATCAGTTTGTGGAGTTCCAGAACCCACGACTGATGGCAGCCGCCAAGTTGGCATTGAGAGGCGTGCAAATTAACTCTTACCCACTGAACATGTCTGCATGTTCAGATTTCACCACCATCGACCAGGATAACTCCGACCAGAGCATGACATGGGAGAGCGCTGGAGGCGGCGTGAGCACGCTGGCGCGGTACAATCCGCGCGGCTGGGCCCCAATCGTTGTGTACAATCCTAGCGGAGTCAACTTGGAGTACCTTGTCACCATGGAGTGGCGAGTTCGTTTCGATTTGTCGCACCCAGCGTCAGCCTCTCATACCCACAAGAACGTCGCCTCCGACGGTTTGTGGAACAAGTTGATGAAGACTGCTTCAGCGCTGGGTAACGGCGTGCACGACATTGCGGACGCAGTGGCCAGTGCAGGCCAGGCCTATCAGAAGTTCCGGCCCATCGCTCCTCCTCCACTCATAGTGGATTAGCTGTTTTGGCAGCCGAAGGAAATGTGACCTCTTCCGGTGGGGGTTTT